TTGACCTATGAAGACACCAGGTTCTGCAGGCACCGAGATCCTGCACATGAAGGTTGTACCATAGTCACGATAAACAAAGCCAATATAACTCTGAGGCTTAGCATAATCTGAGCAGGCTACTTTACCAGCCATTAATTCGATGACGTCGGCGTTGTTGGCTTGGTTCTTGGTGAAGAGCCCTACATTGAAGTCATCGTACTTCTTCTCACGACCACCCTTGCGTGTGGATAACCAAGCTATCTTTCGCGTACCTGATAGAGTGTTAACTTCAAACACAGCCACCATAACGGCATCGCTGTTCTTCATAATAAAGTTGACTGCCTCTTCGTACTTTCCATTCATCTTTGGAAGCGCTTGTTGCGCTCGATAGGAAGCCATAAAGGCATCCTTCTCGGAGTAGATTATCCATCCACTGAACCCAATGACTGTGAGTATGATGACGGCAAAGAGTCGAAACTTACTCTCACCAATAAAGTTAAGTAAGCTAAGTAATAATTCTTTAAGTTTATCCATCTTTTTTTATTATTTGTCATGATGAATGTAAGACTCAAAGTTATTGTTTAGCTGCTACTTTCAGTACTTGTTTAGCGTCTTCTAGTCCTGATTGTTTTAATAGCATCTCGTCAAGTATCTCTTCACACGAGTCCAAAAGGTCTCCGAGATAGTTGATGTTTTCATCAGAGAGGGTGACCACCCAGTTGTTGAACGTCGCCACGTCCAACGATAACACCCTCTCAAGATTTTTTTGATCTTGTTGGTTCATTTGCTTTCTTGAGTTCTTGAGGTAGTAGGCCAGCATCGATCAACAAATTAAGTGTGATCTTCTTATATATCTTTGTTAGAGTTTGATCTTTCACAGCAACCAATAATGCCGCTTCGCTGGGATGTACATTCTCTAGCAATTGGATGAATAGTTGCTCTCGTCGTATTTGAGACAACTCACGCTGCTTCGTAAAGATGTAAAGCTTTCGCATCTCACCAGAGAAGTTAGCTTTAGACATTCCAATCGGTGCAGGATCTGGTTTGAAGGGTGGTGTGCCTTCAGGCAACATGAACTTGAGTTCAGGCATGAAGGCATGTTGCAGGAGAATCCTCAGTGCAACATCATCCTTAAACAACATTGCCTTCTTAGGATCATCATTGATCTCTTTGAGCATTTCAGTCACATATTTTCGCATAGTATTCCTTAAAATTCATCAATCTCGTCTAGTAACATTCGGCACCTGTTCTTAACCAAGTAATTGAACACCGAGTTCTTATTGCCAAGCGGTGTTGCTTCATATGCTTCTACGACCGTGTCTTTCAGGTCCTCAGGGATAAAGTCAAAGTCAACCAGCATAGCGTTGCGCTTCCAACCATTGCGCTCATCGTCGTTCATACAAGCGTCGTACCCTTTAACAAAGAACTCCTCGAGTCGCTTAGCACTAATAGGCTTCTGTCGAGTGCCAGTCATAAAGGTATCATCAGGAGATAGGATGTTAGGTACACCGTCACCAGCATCACCCTTGACTACGTGCTCCACCATCCACTGACTCAACTCCTTCTTATTTACCACAACTAATTTCTTTAGCATAGGACTAAACTGCTTGACGTTTTCATACTTATGCAGTTGCTTGAAGTCTTTGTCGGAGGAAACGATCATGACTTTCTCATTCTTACCAAACTCTTGTGTCGACTCAGTCAGTATTGCAATGATGTCGTCGGCCTCGCAGCGCTTGATGTTCAACACCTTGTAGGGAAACTCGTTGTAGAGGTCCTCACGTATCTCGGAGAGAGTATTGAAGATAAACTTCCAGTCGAAGTCTGAGGCATCACGTGACTTCTTACGCATGCCCTTGTAGTGTTCGAACACCTCCTTGCGCCAGTACCCCATGCCATCACAACATATGACTACGTCACCATACTCCCTGCCATACTTCTTCTTGTAGGACTTAATGGATGATATGGCGACGTGCCGAATCAAGTCTTTAGACTCTTCTGGAGTACCCTTACGGATCTCTGTCTGAAAAGACATGATGGCGGCCATACAAACCTGAGAGTAGTCAATTAATATCATCGATGTATTTCTTAAAGATTAGTTTTGATGAAAGCAGGTCGATAGCTTGAACGTTCGTAGTCTTCAGACTGCGGAGGCGGCGGCGGAGCATACGCAGGCGGAGGAGTATAGACTGGAGGTTGCATAGGTTGTTGTGCTGGTTGTACTTGTACGTACTGAGGCACATAGATGATCTGTGGTACATACACAGTCCGCGGTACATATATGGGTTGTTGTATGTACAAAGGCCGTGGTTGTGTGTAGACTGGTTGTTGATATATCGGTTGAGGTGTATAGACAGGCTGTGGTTGTGAGTAGATTGGCAGATGTCCTTGCTGGTACCCAGGTTGATGCCCCTGTTGACCACCACTCGGCATAGCAAACTGAAGTAACTGTTCTACAATCTGAGCTTGTGAAGACTGCGGTTGGTAGGATCTAGATTGATGCCCACCATGATGCCCACCATGATAACCACCATGATGACCGTGTCTGTGCTGTGCCATGGCACCAAAGCTTGCCAATACCAATGTTGCAATCAATAATCTTTTCATGGGAACACCTTCAAAATGATACACTCACCGTTAATTCTACCATTTACACCAGCCGGCTTTGTGCTAAGCGCATGATAAGCTTGAGCAAGTTTTCCTTTGGGGAAACTTGCGTAATCCTTGAGCAACTCAGGCTTTCGTACCGTTTTCTGACCAGACTCTGACACATCATAACCTAGGAGGGTGGTACCCTTTACGGTAAGCTTAGAGTCTGCCATAGCACGATAAACTTGGAGCCGCTTGTATTTAGTGTTGTATATCCAAGCTTCAGAGGCTTGAACCAGCGACACTGGCTGTACAGACTTAAGTCCAAGTTCCTTGAACTCCTTCATGAAGAGCACCTTGGAGGCTATCACAGAAGCCGGTTTTTCCTTACGGACTGTAGGTTTACGCTGCACCTTCGCGGTGACCACCTGTTGTTGAGCTGCTTCGCTGACACTCTGATAGAGCTTTAAAAGCTTCTTGAGCTTGGCCTTCTTGAAGTTAGAGTACCCTTCAACCAGTTGCTTGTCTTCACCTGCAAGAGCTTCTTCAAGCTCAAGTGTTGTGTTGGCGAATGCTATAGGTATCAACTTAGCAGCCCTAGGACTCACGGCGTTAGCCTTGAGGTAGGCTACTAGGTCTGGTTCAACATCGTTCAAGACGAACTCGTCTATCATACCGTTGATCTCAGCGATGTGCGTAGAAGCTTCTTCAGCAACTTTGTCAATGACTGGCGCCGAAGACTTGATCTTAGCAACTACCTTAGAGACTGCGAGGCGCTCAAAGGCTGCTACTTCGCGAAGGGCCGTGAGCTCTGTCGTTATAAAACCTTGTTCCTTTGGATCAAGGTACACACCTCGTTGGAGCAACCTGATGATGCTACCAACTGAACTGAAGCGCCAGTCTGCCAAGACCTCGAAGTCAGCGGCTGCAGACTTACCAACGTAGGTCATAGTCCACTTACGTTTGGTCTTGTTGTCAGAGGCTGAGTTGTAGTAGTTAAGCGCCTTCAGGAGGTCGATGTCGTAGGTCAGCACGTTGATCTTAGGTTCCGCAGAACCCTTGCCCGTGCCAAAGACCGCCTCAGCGCGCTCAGCAGCTTCGCGCTGTTTGAGGGATCGCTTTTCGCGGGGTGTTAACTTTTCAGCCATGTGTATCGCTTTCTCGATTTGATAGAACCATTATACCTAAATGCCGAATTGTTGTACACCAGTAGTTGACTGTTTTAGTCAACTACTCTAAGTGCACCAGGTGTCATAGAAGATCAGGAAGTGGGGATCTACCCTCTTCTAGGGATTCTAGGCATTCTGGCACTATTAGGCCGCTCTAAGTTGTTGATTTATATGGACTTTTCTGGAGGACTAGTTGCCCGCGGCGGCTTGGTTGTCCACGATGTTGGTGTAGAGCAACTCGAAGTCTTCTTGGTCCTGCTGTTCCTTGAGGAAAGACTGCTTGTAGTAGGTCTTGGCCATCTTGTTCAGGGTCTTTTTAGGCAGTTCGAATTCCTTGGACATCTCGGCGATGGTCTCCTTGACCAGGTCGCGTTCGGCTGCGATGCGGGTATAGGAGTCGGAGATCTCAGAGATCATGGTCTTGATCTTCTTGCGATCGGCGGGGCTGGAGATCATAGTCATAGTACTTCCTTCACGGTGTCAAAGTTAAAACTACGCCATCCGTTGTTCTCTAGGTCGAAGGCGCGGATGTTGTCACCTGATTCTGTCATTGTTCCCTTGGGATGGTACTCCTCGTCGATCATATCGATGTTGCGGGTGCAGATCATGGTGCGATCTGATCCGTCCTTCTTGGTGAAGAGCACGGTCACGCGACCCTCGCTCAGTGATTCTAGCAGCTTAGATTTTTCCATTTGTTTCTCCGTTGATGTATTGTACTAGGTCCCGCATCTGAGTCTTGCTAAAGTAGAACTCAGAGCGTGACTCGACCGTGTCTTCAGGACCAACCCTCTCCACGACGAGCACGAACAGGTCCTTACGCGTCAGGTGGGCTAGGTCCACCCTTAA